ATAGGTCCAGTCAACTCAAAGGTGCAGCTATATGTCGCTGTGTCCTCTGTGCCGCCTGATTGCTCAAGGCTTGTGATAAAGCCGCCGCATGTAAAAGACAAGTCGCCAGTCACCTCGTTTGCCTTGGCAAACTTCAACGTCAATTGTGTGCGAGCTTCCCAAGCGGTCCACAAATCTGCGAGGTCCTTGTTTGAGTCCGCATCTGCGTAGTCAATCAAACCGCTGCAGCTGATTGAACCTGACTTCAAACCGCCGAGCAGCTCACGGTATCCCGCGCTGTCCTTGGTTGTGATGTCGATTGTCTCCATGTTGAGAGAAAGCGAGCAGTCGGTAGCTGCTGCGATCAGCGTGCTATCAATGTAGACGCCGAGTTCCGTTCCGTTAAAAATGGCCATTTTATTCTGATTCTATAGATTCTTTTTCGGTCTTCTTCTTAGGCGCGTCAAGGAATCCTTTTTCTTTTAGTTCCGCTGCAAAGTCCGACGTCACGCTCGGCGTGTCGCCTTTCTTAAAGTTGTTCCCGCGCAGCTTGCACGCCTTCATGATTGTAACCTTCATGGCTGCAATTTACGGCAAAATCATTGACTGTATTAAATGCCTTTCTTGGCCAGCAGAATCTTCAATTCATTGACAGCATCCAGCAGCGTATCCAGCTTCTTGGCCATATCGTTCTCTCGCTTCTCAAGGTTGATGATGCGCGACTTCAGCACGGTCACCTCTTGGTTAATCTTTGTCCATGCTGCGATGCCTCCACCGAGCAACGCGATGAACTCGAATATCATCGCTGCCGTTATCTGTTCCATGCTCAAATATCGTCTATTTCAAACCAACCGTTTTGGACCATATAGTCCTGATCCCGCACCGTCGTCGTGCTGGGTATGATGGCTGCAAATGGGAACTCTTCGCTGTTGAGCGCATACGACTGCAATGCAAAGCGCTCGTCCGCTGTCAGCTCAGGAAAGAGGCTGACCAGCTTTTCGAGCGTCGCCTGTTCGTGGACGGGTATGACGTACTCCGTATCCACCTGCAAGGCGTGTTGTACGCCGTCAGGATGCACGATAACGCCGAATACGGTTCCGTCCTTTTGGTACGGCTCCTGCACGGCCAGCGGCGTTGTGATGTTGTAGAGTTCGCGCGTTATTGATTTGGCGCGTTTCTCGCTTGTCAATGTACCTTCGGGTAAAACGATGATATAATGCATCAGTAGATGGAATAGAAGCTGTTGATGTTGCTCTCAATGTTCGTTCGGTTGCTGGATTGGTCGGAGTTGTAAAATACATACTCCTGTATTTTTGCTGTTATATTATGATCGGTGGAAAATATTGTGGTCTGTGTTGTTGACACATTACTTCCAGCAGTAAGCACACCACCTGTGGTGATTGTGCCATTCGTAAACAACGAGCCTGAAGTAGTTGATACTCTTTGAGAGCTTACAAGAACTTGATTCGAAATAGGGTCAAGGGATGTGTTATTGAAATTATTGACAACAGCACTATCGTAATCGTGTCGATAGTTGTTAGTGTTACGAGGCCCAAAGAAAACACCATTGGAAATTTTACCAAATGCTGAAAACGGGCCATGAACAATTGTATATAGAAAATCCGAACCATTCACAAGGGCAGAATCAAAAGTCAAAAGTGCTGCTTGATTCTGTTTAAATATGGCAGGTTTACCGTTTTCTGTTTCCACACCCGTACTGCTGTCGTAAATCTTTGGCTGTGAACCTGTCGACGTTTGCGTGGCGTCGTTTCCGTTGCCTGACTGGTCAAACCACGTTTTGACGAATCCGTCAGAACTTCCGCAGTGCGCGGCTAATGCGGAAGTATCAAGCTCATTATTGCTAAATCCAATATCCGCTTCAGCATTATCACTCGACCTTCGAACCCGCACAGCATCGCCTGTGTAACCACTTCGAAGTTGGCGTAAAGAATAAGCAGCAGCCGCGCCGCTGTAAGTGTCCAACAATCCTGTAAATGCATCTGCCTCCTCCCACGTCTGCAACAGCGTAAAAGGTGGCGTGCCGTAAGTGTCGCCATCCCTGAACCCTTCGAATGTAGAAGTGGTAGCAGAATAAGCGGTGTCGTCTGCAAAGGTGTGGATCAACGTAAAGTCGCCGATAACGTCGCCGCTTTCAAGGAATCCCGCCTTGTGGTAAATCTTGCGCTGAATAACCTTGCCCGCTGATGGCGTGTCGGATTGCGCGTCGAGAAAAATACCATCGCCGTCAGCCTTGACGGTAAACACCCGCTCCCCAAATGGCGTGGCGGGCTTGTTGTTTTCCGCCTCGTCTTCAAAGCGGTTGGTAAAGTTCGGCAGCGACTTGAACGAACTCGTAGCCGTGTCAAAAATCAACGCCTCGTTACCTGCGGGCGTGCCTGTAATCGTTACGTCGCTGAGGTCGTTCAACTCCGTAGGTACTGCACTAGTGTCCGCCTTCGCATTCAAAGCCGTTTGCGTGGCTGAACTCACGGGTTTGTCGGCGTCGCTTGTATTGTCCACGTTGCCCAACCCGACGTCCGATTTGGTCAGGTTATCGTTCACCCAGTTGCCGCTGTCGTAAATTAAGGACTCACGATCTGCAGGCGTGGTGATGCTTGTATCCGTTAAACCTGTCAGCGTGTTATTGCCTGTTGCATCGTCCGCCGCTTCCCAGTTGCCGCTCGTGCTGTTGTATGCAATCAGCTGGCCGTTCGTTACGCCGTCGACGTCTACGTCAGCAAGTTGACCAAGTTGCGCACCCGTGACTGGCGTGCCTTGTGCAATGGTAAAGTCGTCGCGCTTAATGCGGAATGTAAACTTGAGCACTTGGCTGTATCGGCGTGGCTGGTATTCAAGCTCAATGTCAACGTCATTGAACTGCACGCTCTCCACGTTGACGCCATTGTACGTTCCGCTCACACGATCCAAAGCAGCACGGACCGCTACGCCTACGTCAGCCGCTTTGTTGTAGGTATCGGCATAGCACAGGAATTCAAAGCGCACCTCATCGAGCTTTGACGGTCCGTCGTGCGTATCCTCAGGCGCTACGCTCTGCAGTTGGTACACGATGAATGGCGTCGCTGCTTCCTGCTCTGCAATCTCAGGAAAGATGCGCGTACCTACCAAGTCAGTGACGCCGCTGTTGGCGCTCAAAATTCCATATACTGCTTTACCTGCGTTCATTTCTTCTTTGCTTTTGCTGCCTTGTTTATCGCCTTCTGATACTTGGTTTGCATCATCGTAAATGCTGCATTTCGCTTGTTGCGAATCGAGCGCTCAAATACGCCCTTGTTTCTGCCTTCTCCAAATTTACCATCTCCGCCCTCGACAATGTTGGCAAACCATCCATCCGAGTTAAGCGGCATGCGACGGCCTACGCGCGGCCCTACCCAGTACGTGTTCGCCTGCTTGTCAATCAACCACACGCGCACCGAACGGTTCAATGTGCCGATCGGAATATCAAGGCCTTTCTGCTTGCCACGGCGTATGCGGATAACCTCACGCGCGTCCTTGATGTTGTTCTTCATCTCGTCCTTGTACAGCTTGCCCACTTGACGGTGGATGCGGCGCTGCACGTTCTTGTCGGCTATCTGCTTGCGCATATGCTCCAGCTGCTTCATCAGCGGCTTGATGTCTACGCCGATACCTTCAAAGCCAGTACCAGCGCCTTTCATTTCGAGGCTGCCCTTTGCCATTACGTTCCAGTAATTTGACAAAGCAACACAAGCTGGTCCTGTCGGCCCACCTCCTCGATGCCTTGAATGTTGTAATACTTGCCGTCATACAGCACGCGGTCGTCGGCCTTGATGCCTCGGCTGTCGCTGCTGCTGCGAATCTTAAAGCGCACGCGCTGCACAGGCATGTCCTGATCTGTGGTAATGCGCTCGGTCATACCTTCGCCCGTCTTCATCAGCTCGGCCCATACGGTCATGAGCGTAGTGTACGTTAACCGCCGCTCGCCGTACACGTTCGTTGCAGTCGTGTAGCGCTCTATTGTAATACGTCGGTCGCTCTTGCCTATCCTCATCGGTCAGAAATTACGCGGTACGGATTGAGCAAGCTGTGGATGAGGTTGGGCACTTCTGCTGTGCTTGTACCCACCACGACAATGTTGCGGTTCTCATAGAAGTGTGCGACCAGCAGCTTGATCGCGTGAATCAAACCGTCAGGCACTTCGGCCTCAAGGTACCCCAGCTCCATCGTCACCTGCACTCCGTTGCTTGTATCAGGGTGCACAGTCGGTGGCGAGATGGTGGTGATGCGTGCGGGCTTGCGCTTGAGGTCGCTGTAGTATTGCGAGGTCGCCAAGGTGAGCGTCGTGCTCGGCGTGTTGTTGTAGACAATGCTTGTGATGCTGCGCACAGGCCCCACAGGAATCTCCCACGTACCACGGAACTCGTCGAGATACATGACCGCCGTGACGTCGCCCAGCTGTACGTTGCAATAGTTCTGCACGTACTCGATGGCCGCGCTGCGTAGCGCCTCAATCAGCGTGTCCTCGTCGCTGTGGTCCACGCGCAAAAAAGTCTTGAGGTCGGCGGTGCTGACGATGCTGGCCTCGGCAGCTGCGCCAGTAATCTCTAAAGTGTAGTACATGGGTGCAAGATAAAAAAAAGGCCCCGCATGGTTGCGAGGCCCTTTTCCATTCAATCAATCTACTCTTACGAGTCGGCGTTTGCAATAGTGGCGTTAGCCATTACCATGGCACCGAGTGAACCGCTGCGTCGGACTTTAGCGTCAAAGAAAGTGTCAACCACAATCTTGACAGTTCCAGCTGAGATACCTGAGAATGGATCGACAGTTACGTCGAGACCGCCCCAGTTAGCGTAGAACAAGTCCGTCCAGTCACCGTAGTAACCGAAGTAAACAGCATCCAAACCGTCAGCTGCTACGTCGGCTGCAGCGCCTTCAATCAAAGCACCGCCAAATACAGCAGACAAATCTTGTACTGGTACAGAACCGCTGTTTAACACGTTGTAACCAAAGATGGAGCCGTTCTCAATCAACTGGCTTACTGCGGAAACATTAGCCTGACCCAAGAGGTGAGCGTAAGTAGTTGGGTGGAAAACGAATGCAGTGTTATTTTCTGCACCGTTTGCAGTAATGGCTGCCCACAAGTCGCGGATGTCCTCGGCATCAGTTGCAGCCAAGTCGTTCGTGTCTGCCCCCTCAGAAGCCAAAACGATTTGACCAGTGCCACCTGCCAAAGCAGTTGCACCACCAACACCGCTGATGCTGTTCAAGGCAATCTTGTCCTGCACGTTGGCGATAGATCGGCCAAAGTCAGCAGCAATCACAGCGGCCATGTTGCCGTTGGTTTGGTTGATAGCCTCCTTCGTGACGATCATCTGCTGCGCAATGCGCTGAGGTGACAATGTTTGTGCACCCATGGCGCCACTGTTAGATGCAACAGCTGCGCCTTCTGCTGGCTCGCTTGCTGCGTCAGTTGGCAAAGATGGCATCTTGATGTCACCGACAAAGCCGTTGAGCTGTGTAGCTCCAGTAGCTGCGAGCAAAGAGTTGGAACGCAAAGCGCCAACCAAAGCAGTTACCTCGGTAGCTACAGTTGTGACTCCAGTGTTTACGCCTGACTGTCCTGAGTCAACACCGTACACGTTACGAGCTTCAACCAACATTGATTGTGGGATGCTGAAATCGCCA